AGATCAGCTCCTAAAAGATGGGTTTGTGGTAAACACCATTTTAAAGGAAGCTGATTTTTTTGTCCGAACAGCGTTCGGATTAATTTTACAATCTACCACTTAAACGTAATTGGGTGCGGCGGAAGCAGTCGAACCAGAATGTCATACCGCCGTGACTCCAATGTTCTGGTTAAATCTGTATCAATGTCTAACTCATATTCGAAAATACTCAAACCATCACTATCGGCCTTCATAACAAATTTATTCAGTAAAAGACGCTGAACATCCGCCTCCACACTATCGAAGGCTGGTTGTTCGGCATCTAATAAGGCATTCATTTCCAAAACACCATCGTAATAATCTGGCTTAAAGTCCTGCAATCTACTCACTAATCATCACCTCACCAACTTCTGGCAGCTGAGATAGCTCGTTAGTGAAAATTAACGATACATCCTCTTCCTGACCGTTTAGCATCGGGAGTGAAGCGTTCACCACACCCTCAATCTTCATTACTTCGGCTAGAAGCTGGGACCGATAAACCGTCAGCGAGTACCCTCGACCAGTCTTACTATCAAGGGTGGCCCACTTCTCACGGAGTTTGCCAAAAAACGTTGCAATACCGTTCTGAATCTTACCGGTTACGACTCCCAGCGTCGCATCAGGAGATAAGCTGACTGTGGAGGTCACACTGATTTTAAGAACTTCTGGAGCGACTACTGTTACCACATGATCAATCGGTGCCAGCCCATAACCCTCATCTTCGGGTGCCGGATCAATCTGTGATTGAACTTGCTTAATCAGTTCTTTACTAGCGGGTAACAAGTCATTATCCAAGATAACCAGCTTAACTGTGCCTCCGCCTTGCCACGTTGGGTAAATTTGACCAGCACCGACAGAAGTGATCTTAGCCAACATATCGGCATAATCCGCCACATTTCCACCGTACGCGATGTAACTGTTGGGCGACAGGAGACGCGCCCGAAGATGGTCGTCATCTTCATCGTCCCGTGCTGGCACTGATACTTCGATGATCTCGGCCCAGGAGAGCGCGTCATTCGGAGTAACTGGTAGAATCTGACCCAGATAACTATTAGGATCAGTCCCCGCAACATCAGCGGTTAAAACAGCAGTCCCGTCTTCATTCACAGTCGCGACCGTATAGAAAATAGGATCATCACTCACACTCGCAAACTGGTCGCTGACTTCAACATTATGGATAGGCTCCCCGTTACTGTCAGTAAACTTGGCCGTCACTTGCGCTGTGGTGGCTGTTTGTCGCGCTGTGCCACTATCGGTTGCGTGCCAGTCAAGAGCCTCTCCCTCAGCCGTAGACTTATAAATCTGTTTAACGGCTTCTGCTTCTTGCAACGAGTTCTCGGCCAACATTGTTGCAGCTGGAGCCATTGCATCGTAGATAATCGACCCTTCCCGGGTATCTACCGTCTCTGGAACCTCGTCTAGCATTTTGTCTAACCAATAATCAAAGTCCTGCGCCTGTAGTGTCTCAATCAATGTCTGTGGATTCACCTAATGTCACCTCACTTTCAATCGGAACAGTACCGAAGATGGTTTCGACGGTACCACTTACCATTAGCGTAGTTGAATTCATCTTTTGAACATCATCTACACGCACATCGGTTACCCGATCATCGGCATACATGGCTTCTTCTAGCATCCGTTCCACTTCAACCTCGGCGTAATCAAACTCTTTGCCCAACAACTCATTAAAGTCGTTGCCGTAGTCCTCGGTATAGATGGGAAACACAAATCGCTCTGTTCGAAGAATTTTATCAATGGCTTGAACCATTGCTTCCCGGCCATCAATCATTGATTGAATTCGACCGTTCTTAACTAGATAGGTACAGCTGGGTAACGTCTCTTCTTCAAGATCATCGTCCGTTTCGTCCTCGACATCCAATTCAATTTCTTCTTCATCATCCATCTTCGTCACCTCCCATCTTCTCTAGTACATAGAATTGTTGGCCACCATCTTGACGAATCATGGTAACACCATCGCCCTTCTTTAAAGCATTTAGAATGGTAACGGTTTTGGTATCACCATCAATTTTCATTTTCACCTTATGGTCAGTCACATTATCACTCAGGTTCAGAAAGGCATCAGTAAGAACCATCTGGTTAGAAATTTGAATCTGCAACGGTGACTCACTGATCACCGTACCAAATACAATATCGGCGTAGTCACTATCCGACCCACCCCGATCCTTTATCATATCGAGTAATCGTTCTCCGGCCATTACCAACGCACCTTCATTTCTAGTTCGGCTTGGTCAGTGGTCCCGCTGAACGTGTGAGTAGCTTTGGTGATTAAGAGATACTTGGTTCCTACGCCAATGTCCTTCAGCGACTTAATCTTAACTGGGTACTCATTACCCGGAATCATGTTCAAGGTAGCCAATACATCTAGCTTCAGCGTGTGGGCCTGCTTTCCTTTCGACTTTAATATACTAGCTGCTTTGGCCTTCATCTGGGCCGCGTTAGCTTTATCCTTAGCTTTTTCGACTACTTGAAGTTTCCCCCACCGCTCAACGGAATTCCCTTTCTTGGTAATGGTCGTCAGCTTGGTGTTTTTAACTTCTGCCGCTTTTTTCTGGGCTGAGGTCAGTTTGACCTTAGAGGTGGAAGAGGTCTGTTGTTTCTTTTTCTTATCCGTTCGAACGACCCGGACTACATTGGCGACATCTTCAATGCTTCGTGAATAACTAAAGCCGGTAAGATAGGAGCCGTCCCCCATGTAATACTTCATGCGTTTAAACGGAGCTCGGCGTAACTCAACGGTCCCGTAATTGCAGTAAAGAAAATAGCGATGGCCGGTTGCCCGGCGCGTCGCCTTGAACGAATCCTTTAGCATGTCGAAATAAGATTTACTATCGCAGACCTCCGCTACCAGCTTATGAGTTGATTTATGCACGACCTTATGCGGCACCCCAGCTAGCTTGGCTGCTTTCGTGAACCGCTGAGAGATGGTAGACACTGGCCAAATAAGTGAATCCTGATTCTTAAAATATCTGAGATTGTCGTAAGCGGTGATGCTAAACACTTCCGACTGGTCATAATCAAATTTAAAAATTTTCCCTCGAAAGACCTTTTTGTGGTCCCAGCAGAAACGAACTTCATCCCCATTTTTGGGCGTGAATCCTTCATCCACTTCGACCAACTTGAAAGTCAGCTCACCGGCGGCAAAGTCGATGTCGGTCGTCCACTTAATCTCAGATTCCAAAATATCACGAACATCCCAAGTTGTTTTAGTCCCTGGGGTCTTAATCGTAAACATCGTTACTGTCATCATTACACCGCCTTTACTGCTGACTTAGATACCCAGCCACGAGCGCCACCACTGAGGGTAGCAATGTGGTATGGGTATTTAGCATTGGGTGCAACCAGGCTGATTTTTCGTGTGGCATTTCGTTCAGTCGCCCCCGGCCCATTGCCAGCGGAATCGCGGTGTAAGCGACCATTCACAGTCACTTTAGACCCTCGTCCCACCTTCTTAGGCGGCTTAGATCGAGTCTTACCCTTCTTGGCTGTTTTTTTGGACTTCTTCTTGGCTTTTACCTTTTTCGCTTTGTGAGCTTTGTATTCACCAATTTTTAGCGTGTACGCATACTCATCAGCAAAGCCATCTGCCATGCCATACTTGAATTCCGAAATGATTCCCTTGAAGCTAATCTTAGTACTTGAAATTACCAAACGTACCGGCTTCTTAGCCTTATACAGTTTATTGAGCTTGTCCAAATAAGTCTGTCCATTCTTATAAACAGTCTTAGTACTAAGATAGTGCACATTAGCTGTCTTAACTGGCAACGTACTGGTAATTTCAATCGACTTTAGCTTCTCATCACCAATCAAATTAATTTGACCCAACTTGACTACGCTCACTGTCTTATCATCGGTCGCGGCGTCAATGTTGAACTCCTTCGGGTTGACAGGAAGGTTAAACGTCTTGTTCTTAGAATCAGTAATCGAGAATTTCAACTTAACCCCTCCGTTCGTTTAGGTTGACTAGGTAGTTTTCAAGCCTCGATACCAAGACTTCAGCATCTTCGTAGCCCTTACCGGTACTATTAATCTGAATAGCACCCGGAGCGATGGTGATGTTGCCACCAGTCGATTGCTGATTAGTCGTGGTACTGCTAGTGTTCTCACCATATGGCGTTATACTACTAGCGAATGGCGAGTGGGTGGGCGTGGAAGCATTGGGATTAAACCCAGGTATTATAGCACCCTGAGCACCAGTCACAGCGGTATGTGCCATGCTGGCACCGGAAGCTGCAACTAATGAACCAGTTCCATCCATGCCAAGTGCCATTCCTTGTCCCATATAATCACCAATTTCAGCAAAAAGTTTTGATGGTGAGTGGATACTTGCAGCAGCTCGAGCGGCACGGTTCGCTTGTGCAACAAGGGCGTTAGCCGCTGCGGCTACTGCACCTACTTGAGAACGCATACCAGCGGCTAACCCAGCGCCAATCATCGAACCAGCTGAATGCATTGCACCAATTCCAGCGCGAGCCGCGGCTACTGCACTTGCAATACTGCTTCGAACGGCAGCTGAAATACCGGCACCCCCGGTACGTGCAGCTGCCGCTGCTGCACGCATCCCGCTTGCAACTGCTGATACAACTCCTGCCATTGAAGGCCGCATAACGTGTGGTGCTGGTATAGTTGGAATCGTTGGCTTAGTAGGTGTTGGAATGTGTGGTGTTGCAACTTTCACATGTAGCGTTGGTAAAGACGACGGCATGGTAGGTGCTGGTACTTTAGGTGTAGCTACTTTCACATGTAGCGTTTGAGTAGCTGGCATCTTGGGCGTTGGAACCGTTGGCGCTTCCACTTTAGGCTTAATGGTCGTTGCTGACGCTTGCTGCTGTAGCTTTGCCATAGGATTGCCAACACCCGTTGTATCAACTTCAGCTTTAGTTTTGATAGGCGTAGAACTTGCCTGCTGCTGAAGCTTTTGCATCGGGTTACCTACACCAGATGTATCAACCTCAGCCTTAGCTTTTACCGGGTGAGAATCTGCTTGTGCTTGAATTGTTTGAAATGGATTAGCGCCAGCTTGAATCTGGGGTTTCACATTGATATTTGCTGTTTTGCTAGCCGTCATTTGATCCATCTGTGAAAAAACATTTGAGGTGTCTAGTTTAGGTTTAATCTGAATATTGCTAAGGTTACTTTTTGTGCTAGATGCCTTCGTATCTAGTTCACCAAGTGCCGAAATTACTGCTCCTGTAGCGGATTTATCACCAATATGACTAAGTGCGTCCCCAATGCCACTGATGCTGTCCTTGGCTTTCGACAATGATTCTGCCGCACCGGAGAAGTCACCAGACATCGCCTGTTTTAATGCCATCATCCCATTAACGATTGCCATTATGGCATTAACAACCGCTGCACCAACACTAACGACGATACGAAGAGCATCCGCAAAGGCTGCAAAGGCAAGAGCCAACCCAACAATTACACCAACACCAATCATGCCCAGCGCTTGTCCCAGCATTGGCAGGAGTGCAGACACTACTGGTTCCAATGCCGTCTTCAACTCATTGAAGGCACTGACCAAAGGTGCAAAGATCGTACCGAGATTACTAAAAATCGTAGTAAGAAAGTTTTGCACTCCCATAAAGTTAGTCTGCCAAGCGTAGACAGCCGCCACAATTGCCACTGTCACAGCAGCTAAAGCTAACCCAATTGGAGAAATCAGTAGTGAAAACGCTGATCCAATGGAGCTAAAGATGCTTATAAATTGTGCCGGTATTGCAATCAGCTTTGTGATAAAACCTGTTACAGCAGTTCCAATACTTGCAAAGGCTCCCGTAATCCCAGTTAATATTCCGGATATTACAGACAGCCCGGCAAAGGCACCCACAACTCCAAGAATATAGGGTGCTACCGTCTTTAATGGTGCTATTTCTGCTGCTATTTTAGAACCAAAACCAATAATGCCATCAGCTAGCCCATCAAAGTTAATGTTGCCGATCTTATCGGTAATACCGCTAATAGCATTAATCCCAATCTTGCTAACTTTATCAAAAGCCGGTTGCATCTTATTGGCTAACGTTTCACGAAGACCATCCATCGCTTGACCAATAGTCTTATACTGCGTGGCCATCTTAGAAAAGTTCTTATTGGTACCTGTTTGTGCAATCGCATCAAAGAAATCTTGGGTCTTCACCTTACCGTCTTGAACGTCCTTAACTAATTGACCAGTACTTTTGTGCATTGTTTTTGCCACGGCTGCCATCCCAGCAGGAGTTTGTTCAAGCATCAACTTAAAGTCCATCCACTGGATTTTCGGCTTGGCAGCGGCCTGGGTCGCTTGCTGGCTTAAAGTCTTCATGGCCTGTTGTGGATCAGATGAAGCGGCAGCCAAACCACCAAACCCTTTAACTAGCTGAGTCGTGTTTTTAGTCCCCACAGCTGCCAATTGGCTATATGTGGAGGCCATGTCTGACGCTGAGTAAATGGTCTGTTGCGCAAACTTCTGTAAGTCTCCACGAGTGGAAGCAATCTGTTTTGGCCCCTGACCAATCATTTTCATATTGCCATTAAAAGTCTGCCAGGCTCGACTAGATTCATCGAGTTCACCGTACATGCTTTTAATTCCACTACTAATTGCACCAATTCCTTTCGTAATGCCAGCGCCGATCACGTTGGCACCTAGGAACTGCTTAAACATCCCACCTCCACCGTTGTTTGCTGCGTTTCCTTTCAGCTTATTCATGGCATCAGCGCTACTACCAAGACCGGCCTTTAACTTATTCAATGTCGATGTGAACGCATCGTTAATTCTAATTGTTGCGCTAACTGTTTCTCCCATACTCCACCTCCTCTCCATAAACTAAAAAACCAGGTCGCTATGATCTGGTTTTTCGTTCTGCTTGTTTTTGTGTTTTCTGTTCCTGTTCAATTCGGTTATCAATTCCGGCAATGACCAATGCTTTTTCGTCTGTATCAAGGTTGGTCCATTGGTCGGGCAACCACCCAAACTCAAACATGGCATAGTGGTAGTAAGTGAACTCCTGCCCTTTTCCGGACTTGATTAGTTTTTTGCTTCGTCAACCTTCTCTTCCAAAGTATCTCCTAAAGAGAGCGTGTTTACCGCCTTAACCAACTTAGTCAATTCTCCCATGGAAAGCATCTTTTTAAGAGTACCAAGTGGGTCCGCTAAGGTACCATAAAACTCCTGAAGCTCCTTCGAATTCAAATCTGGTTGGACAACGGACTTCACAACCAGGGCATCTGCATATTTGTCTTGGTCGACTTGCCGGACAACTTGACCATATTGGTTCTTGTTGGTTCTAGTCGCTGCTTTTTGCAACTTCTCATTTTCTTCGTTAGAAACCTCAGTGATGACAAAGGGAGAGGCAAACCCCTCAAACTTCAATTCCTGAGTTGCCATCTCCCGCTTGCGCAGGAAGTCCTTAATCGATACTTGTTCAGCCATGTTTAAATTCCTCCTATTATTCTTCGAAGCCAGTAAATGGCTCTACTAATTCAATACCTTCAAACGTGAAGTCAGATTCCCATTCCATTACACCATCGTCGGCTTCAAAATCGGCCACCGGAATGTCGTCCAGGTTAACGTCTTTCAACAGAACCGTTTGTTTTCCGGCCCGTGAAGTTGGGTCCTCAATGGTCATCGTGATGGTGAAGTATAAGTCCTTTTCGCCTTTAATATAAGGGAGCGCGTACTTCAACCAGTTAGAACTAATCACGTACCCACCCAGAGTCCCTGTGCCTTCAACTGAAGTAGTCTTCTTGTGCTTCCACCGAGAACCTAGGGTCTGAACATCTTCCTTGTTCTTTTCCAGTTTTGCTGCAACCTGGGTAGCTTCAATCATTGGCCAAACTTTACCATTCATTTCAACAAAAAGCTTAGCATCCTTTGTAGAGATAGTGTCACGGCCATTCAGAAATTGACCGATAACAGACGCTGATTCATCTCGCATTGTCATAACTTAATCGCCCCTTTCTAGTTTACAAAAATCGTCATGTACAGCTTTTCCATCGCATCAATCGGAGTCACACCCAGCGTGACAAAAATTGAATCTCGGTCTTCGCCCGGTTCAACACTTAGATCAGTAGCATCGACTGGCTGGATCACGGTAGAATCGGATAAGTCCTTCAAATAGCTAACGCGATTGGCTTTAAAAAGAGACCGACCCGTACTATCGTTATTAATCTTCCCTAAGAATTGTGACTGGAACGTTTCCATCGTATTGGTCGCAATCGTATCTAACGTCCGAATAACCCGGTTCTTTTGGAAAGCATTTGGCCTGTCATCAGTAATCGAGACCAGTGAATTAATGTCCTGTTCAACCGTCACGGAACCATTCCGTAGAGTCGTGAAGACAATCTTACCGGCATTCAATGCATTTACAGTCTGCTCATTAGTTCGCTTAGGAGCAGCATTAATAGCATCTGGATAAACAGTATAGGTGAGTGAAGTACCCGCATCGGCAGCGGAAGATGCACCAGCAAACCAACCGGCGGCCTGGGTAGCGGTTAAGATTGAACCGTCCACTAGTTCCACCCCATTATTCACAACAGAAATGGCTTCGTGATCATACTTAGAAGCCCCTTCCATCATGGGAACCACAGCCCGAACCTTGTACCCCTCTTCATCACGAAGGCGTTTTACGGCAGCGACCACAAGTGAGTGAATATTGTTGTCTGCGGCAAAGCCAGCAGTGGTCACAACGTTATAATTCTCAGTTGCTAACACATCATTCAGATCCTCGGTAACATCACTCGCTTTAGTAGTTCCACCAGTCAGTGTATAGCTAGTCGAAGCTGCTAAAGCATCAAGTTTGGCCTTGCCCGCCTCTGCTGAGAAGTCGGCCCCGCCACCACTAACAGTCACTTCACCAACTGGCTCGGTTGAATCTCCCGTAAAAGTAACATTTACGTAATCGTTAGACTCTAACCCGCTGGCTGTGGTCGTCCGAATAATCTGCTCATCCACCATCGTGGTACCCAGTAAAGTCTTTACCATAACCAGTGTTTCATCGTTGGGGTCCTTTTCAACCGTCACAGTTAAGGTGTTACCAACCGTACCAGCGTACTTAGCGGTAAAGTTCCAAGGCAACTTAGCATCCTCAACCTTAGCTTTCTCACCATCATTCTGATTAAGATAGAGTACCGTTAAGGCCCCCTTCAGCGTTTCACGAAGGGGGATTAACCGTGCTTCGTCCAGAGTGGTACCCAGTACTGCCCGGAAGTCGGTAGTATTATCTACTTCCACGACACCATTAGGCCCCCATCCCAGGTCAGCTGACCCAATCAATAAGGTCCGACCTAAATCTGTATCAGGTTTTGCTTGCGGAGCACCCTTGGCGTTGATATAAGCACCGGGGCCCCGCTTATTCTGTGCTGTCCAAATTCCACCAGCCATACTAAATTCCCCCTTTAAATTCTTTGATAATTTTCTTTGCTTCAGTCTTGGTGTAAGTCTGGCCGTCCACCAACTTAAGCGAGAGAATGTCCCGCTCAATTGGCTTAAAGCCCGTGCTATCCACCAAGGATGACTTACTAAATTTGTTTTCCATCAGTAATTCCTCCGTGGTAATTTATTGCTTGCTGTTTGGGTGTCAAGTCTTCCGGATAAGCCCGAACGGTTACTAAGAAGGCCATGGTTAAAGCTCCATCCACAATGCTAAAATCAACATCTCGAATAGGAGCGAAATTATCTAATTGCGTGAAACGATCTAACAATTGTTCCTCCATCCACTCCATATCGGGTTCAGCATTGTCCGGGGCTGGAAAGTAAACTACCTGGTAGTGATACCCCCGCTTTTGGCGGTTAAAAAGCTCGGGCTGCCGGGTGGTCGTAATCTTAGACACGAAAAAAGACGGTTCTTTAAACCCGCCTTTCTGGTTCTTCCGGTAGACAACTGCTTCCGGAAAGATTGTCTTCAATTGCTTACCAATCCGATTAATAATATCCATCATCAATCTAGTAGCCCCCTTAGCGCCCGTTCTAGGGACGGAGCAATTAGTTGTGGCATCTGCCCTTCAACCTCAACGACCGTATCTTTCAACATGAAGCGACCTTCTACCCAGCCACCACCGCCACGAGTGCGGTGACCGTTTTCAACGAATGGTGCATACTCTGTGTTGTTGTACAGCTTAATGGCGATAACTGTACCAGTGATAAATGGCCCATCAGCATGCCATGTTTGTCTTAAGTGACCAGTATCAACCGGTGTCCGACTCTTAACAGCCTTCATTGACTGGGCCTTAACCCGTTGCATTGTTACTTCCAAACCATGTTTAACCGATTCAGTGGCAATCTTAGAATTCACTCGGTCGGTCCACGCTTGAAATTCAGCATCATCGATGGTAAATCCAGCCATTAGGATTCCTCCTTCGCCTTTTCGTCCCGAACCATGGCGACTTCTTGGTGACTGATATACCCGGCATAACCCTTGCTGGTGCGCTTGTAGTTGGTAGTCTGACCATTTACATCAGTTACCACAATATCGGCGCCAGCAGGGATTTTAATGCCATTTCGGATGATCAATTTAGCATCATAGGCATCAGTTCCAAAGAACGTCTGCTCACTAGCCTTTAGTCCTTTAAGGACCACTTTAGCCGGTTCGTCCTCCACAATTGTGACAGACTTACCATCGGTGAACACACCATCGAGACTATCCCTAACGCCGGTAATGGTCACCTTGTCAAACCACAGTTTGTTGAGCGACTTACTCATACGGTTAAAAGCAGCTTTCATCGTTTCACCACCCGAAATACATTGAGTTGAGCCAAGTAGTTGTCAGTCAACGTGTTAACCGCTTGAAGTTCCATATACGCCTCACTGGACGACTTGAAGGTAACCGACGTGTCACCCTCGTTAATAGACTTAACATCGTTGTCACGGTCAGCAACTGGCGTGAGTAACTGGTGGGTAGTTAATAGCTGCTGACACAATGCTACTAGCGTATGATCCAGTTCTTCCGGAAGGTCCTTAATCGTAAGGTGCGTGTAGTTGGCAACATCACTGACGACCTTATCCAAAGCGAACCCCATTACAGCCGCCCAACTAGGATTTATCCCATCATCAGGGTTGAGCAACGACAACTGGGTCAGCAACTCTACTTTGCGTGGATGCTCATCCATCTAATTCACCTCTATTCGGCTGGCACTAGGGCCAACAAGTCAGCCTTAACCGACTTACCAGTGTGGTCGATGCTATGAGCGTCTAGCCAAGCGGTAATCTCGGCTACCGTATTGGCATCAGTTGGCTTCACATTGCCGGTAGGGTCGAACCCGGCTGCCACCGTGACTGCCGGGAAGTCAAATCGTTCCGTCTTGACACCCGAATCGTCAACCAACTCGCCAGTAAAAATACCGGCCGGATAGGTCTTTCCGGGAAGATTAACATGAACCTTCCCTTCGCCGCTTCCCACCAGCTCGGCTCCCTGATACACATTTAAAATCATGCTTAATGCCTCCTATTCTGCGCTAAAATCGGCCCCGCCTTTAACGGCTGAGACTTCTACGGAAGTCGGAGCCGCTAAGCTTTTGGGGCTTTGTCAGCCGTCACGAATTCGATACCAGCAGTCTTAGTCTTCAACAGCAGAACGTCATCGTAGGATTGTTCGTAGTACAGGTAATTCCCACTGTTGGCAGCACTAGGTGCATCGAAACCAACGAAACTATACTTTTGTGGGGCAATCTGAACGCCATTAAAAATCAAGAACATTTCAATCTGCTTGGCGTCGTCCTTAATCTTAGACCCCACCGTGAAGTCGTAAGCCGTTTGCATTAAGTCAGATGGAACTACCTTAATCGTCACATCGTCCAAGCTGTAAACGGAACGCTTTAAGTTACCAGCATCGCTTAGGTTAATCTGACGATTAAGCGCATCGGCCCGCTTCAACATGGAATTAACTTGTGGCGTCACATAAAGGATTCGGCCAGCACCCGAAATCCGCGCCTCATCAAAGTTCGCCATCATACCATCAAAGACTTCTAAGATGTTGGCTTCGGTCAACGTATCGGTGTGAATCCCGCCATCGGCCGCCGCTTCCTTTTCTTGGTACAGCTTAGAGAACATTTGGCGATCCATTTCTGGCATCTTCTCGTCCAGATTAAATTGCTTAGTGATATTGGCAATGCTGACGACCATATTGGATTCGTCCACATCGCTAGGATCAACCAAGGTGGACCAGTAACGTTCGTTGGTCAGTTCATAGCTATCCCAATCATTGGAGTAGTTGGCCGCCGGTTGGGTCATGGTCCGACGTGCCCGGTCCCGACGTCCTTCATCAATCTTCAAACGAGGTACCTTAATGTGCTTGGCTCCGTCAAATTGAATCGTACTATTGGATGGAGAGTTCCATAAATCGGATGAGAATAAATGCCCGTCGTAAAAGGCTTGTTGAATTGCCTGTTGGTAGGCATCCGCATAATTTACTGTTGCCATAGTTTGTTTTCCTTCTTTCTATTATTTAAAAGCATCGACTAGGGTTTGAACCTGGTCTTGGTCATCGGAACCATCGCCGCCACCCGGATTGTAATCGGTACGCTTTCCTTCATCGAAAAGGTAGCCGTTATCCTTCTTGATAGCGTTCAGTTGGTCATCCAGGCCGCTCAGGCTACCATCATCTCCCAGTTGAATCTTATCCATGTCCAGAAGAGCTTCCACCGTCTTGGGGTTACGAGCCTTGGCACCTGTCAAAGCGGTCGTGAGCGCTCCGTTCAACTTAGTTTGGCTCAACTGGGCGGCCAAGTCCTTGGTGTCGTTATCGTACTTGGCTTGCAAGTCAGTAACTTGCTTAGTCAAGTCCTCGTTATCGCCGACCTGCTTCTTTAAAGCCTTCATGTCCTTGTCTCGGGTTTCTAGTTGTTCTTTAAGCGTGGTATTTTCCTGCTTAATTGCACCAATATCTCCCAAAGAAGACTTAGCAGCCTCAATATCGACACCGTTAGCTTTCATAATCTGGTCAATCTGATCATCGGCCAAGTTCATACCTTTTAATAGTTCTCGTTTCATTTAAAACATCCTCTCTCGCTAGATTTACGTGGGGCGACCACGAATCAAGGCAAAACAAATAGCAGTTTTACGACATGCTGAGGTCGAAAAATGGGTATAAAGATAGCACTCAACAGATTGCTGGGTGCTACATACCGGGAACGATTCCCTTAATATCTTTCAATGTGTTCTTAACTCGTTCCATCATAGAGTTACTAAATAGATATTCAATGCCAGCTGGCGTAATCTGCACATTATGAGTTTTGATATTTTCACCATTCAGAGTACTAACCGGCTGAACACCTGAAATAAATCCCTCATTAGCCATATTAATCAAAATATAATTCCAATAGTTTTCGTTAAGCTTATAACTCAACTGATTGAATTCTTCATCGGTTATTGATTTGCCTTGTTTGAGTTTGTCATACAGAATTTTTAGCAACTGATACATAACCACAAAGTAATCGTCTTTAGCCATATCATCACCTCGATCAGGACTCGGCAAACTTATCAACGATTGGTTCACACTAATTTCTTCCATTGATTAAACGTAATATTTTTAACAATTTTACCCTTGCCAGTCTCCAAATCACGTGACCATCTTTTACTAACCTCGGGTAGTCCTTCAATGTAAGGAACTGTCGTACATCGACATCGACCATGAATGGTTGGGTAGTTGATCCCCGGTCTACGTTCAGACATCTTAAATACCTGACCATCTAGCTTGGCACAAACGTCACAGGTATGGCTTTCAAGCGTCGCCATATACTCGTATTCTTCAATTTCATTCTCTTCATAGGCTTGGGCGTTAGCTTCTTCGGCCACATGAGCCATCTCGGAAACAACCAACCGATGAACGTTGTTGCGCTTCACATCTTGAAACCGAGCGTGCATCATCTGGGCAACTTTCTGGGGTCCATACCCCATGATGGTTCCACGAAGAACGGCATCCATCAGATAACCGGGTAACTCTTTCTGATAGTTCTTCCAAATACGCTGTGAGAAGTCCTTGCCATCTTTTCCCCAAGGCTGGCTAACTGCGATTCGAAGTTGGGCATCGTTGAAACGAGCAAAGTCAGCCGTGAACTTACCGTACTGCGCTTGTACGTTGTAGTTGGTTCGCATATAAGTATCACTGTACTGATCTGCCAATTCATCACGCATTGAATCGGTCAAGTTCTGGGCGTGTGGCTGGGAAATGGAACGAAGTTGTTGCTCCAATGCCTGTAAACGAGCCACCCGGCTTCGGAAGTATTCGGCGTCTAGCTCGTCTTCATACCCACCAGCCTTGGCCTTCTCCCGAAACTGTTTGAGGGTCAACTCCCAGTGCTTGGTGTGGATGCCGGCGAGGGTTTTGCGAGCTGCATCGGAATCAATCCCTTGGTTCTTAGCGTATCTGTCCACCCACTTGCTGGTTTCGGCGCTCAGCTCACGGAATAGTCCGTCAAGCTGCGGCTGTAGGGTCCGCTCGTAAGCTTCGGTATTATGAATCTCCTTAGCCTTCGTTTGTAGGTAGCGACGTTCCCAATAACTAAGCTTCGTCATCGTCCTCACTCTCCACATCGTCTAAGGCGTCGGGATTACTGTAACCGTCACGCTTCACAATATCGTCTTGACGATCCTTTAACTCTTGCTGCCAATCATCAACAATCGGATTAGCTTTAGCAATCGCTTCGTCACTCGAATACTGAGCAACCTGCGATATTGTCTGAGCTTCTTCGAGGTTGTTATGGATTGAAGCCCGAGACCAGGTCTGTTCAATTTTACGACCGTCAGGGTCCGAAGCCTTAGACCACCGCATAATAGCCCGGACTAACTCATTGAGTGCATCGGTAAAGTAGGCTTGTGTATTGGCCGCCTTTAACTCTAGGTGAGAGTACAGCATTTTAATGGCCGTTCCACTAGCGTTATTCGCTTCAAACTTGGTCGGGTCAATGCCTTGACCGTGCACGAAGATATCGGCCTTGGTAGACTCTAACAACGTCTTACGGGCCTCCACCGGGATGTCAATGGTCAACTTATCAACGCCCGACTTATCGCCAGTTCCCACGCTGTCCATCTTAATCGCATGATCTTGTTTTAGTGCCTTCATAAATTCTGCCAAGTCAGTACCACCATAGTTGGTCAACACTAAAATGACCTGTTGAATGTCATCCACATCGTTGACAAAACCGTTGTACACGTCATCGTAAACATCAATCAGGCCCTTGTACTTATACAGTTCGGGACGCTGGTACTTATTCTTTGGAAAAGCGATAAAGGGAATCCGACCGAACTGATGAGCCATCACGTTACCCACACCAATATCAGCATTAGTCGTAATATCATAAACATTAAATCGTCCAGGCAACTCTTCGAGATCGGTATAGTCAGGCTTCTCAGACTTGAAAAATGTGCAGTCCTTGTCAGTCCAGTACTCGTGAATCTTATAATATTTACCCGTTTTTGGATCAAGCTGCGAATACGTACGACGCAATGCCAGTAACTTACGGTCCAAGTCACTTGAATAGATTGGGGTAATTTGATCAGGTGGTACAATACCATATCTAAATTGCCCGTCTCTATCTACCCAATAATGTGCCCATGCTACTCCAGCATTAGCCGCATCAACAACTAACTGATTGAGTCGGAGCCCAAAGTTGTCACCTAAGGTCGTTTTAATCTGGTCATTTAGACCGTCATCTTCGACATCCACAGAGGGAGGGGTAGTTGCAAGATACCCAGCTTCTTGATCAACCAACAATTGATGGAAGTTATTACTAACTCGGTTGTCAGCTTGACGTAAAGGATCGTCGCTTCCTTTAGGGTTAACTCTTGACTCCCCATTGTTGCGATTGGTGATGTCGTTTTTGTTAAAGTAATATCGAACTGACCGATTAAACTGTTCGTTGAATTTGTTTCGTCGTGAATCGGTATTCGTGAGTAGCTTCTTCATTGTTTTTACTTCCAAGGTACAAACCCTCCCTTCTTCATCAATGACTCTAATTCGTAGCGCGTTTTATCAATTGAGTGATCGTTACCATCTGGATACCCAGCCTTGAAGTTCCCCATTGCATCGCGAGCCAGTTCGTAGCCAGAGAACTCACGGGCAGTGTTGGGACATCGAATGGGGTCAATGATAATTTCTCGTAAGTCTTGAAGCCACTTAAAACCGTGCTCCCGACTACCCGGGCCCTTGACTGCGCCAACTACGTTCAGCCCTAGATCTCTAAATTCAGCAATTGTTCTGGGTTCTCTATCAGCGATAATGAGTTCATTCATCGGATTCAGCTTTTTAATTGCCTCGACCGCCTCTCGGTTGGTCATACCAACCTGATAAATTTCGTTAAATAAAAAGACCCGGCGTCTAGCCGCGTCCCAATATGCATCCCCATAGGCTAATGGATCATGGGCGAACCCAAAATCTATACCATGGTAGATTTTATCGAAATGTGAAATCTCTTCATCGGTAATCTCTCGAAGTGTCAGGTTGTTAAAGACCTCGGCACCTGTCCCAGTAACCTCACCCAGATAATCATGAGCGTAGGCCTTAGGGTTGTCCTTTTTGAGCTGCTCTGCATCGGCCAGGAATTCTTTACCCAACCATTCTTTAGGCACCGATAAGTAATCTGATGAGTGCACCAGCGTATCGTCCCGCTGCCCCTCACTGACTGTTACCTGGTTAGCCCAATTATTCTGGCTGGCTGGTGGGTTAAAACTATAGAACGTCAGGATATTAGACCCACCACGGTTCAACGACTGATTAATATTCCGAACATCGGACCAGCTATCGAATTCATCAGCTTCTTCGTAGTGCTTGAACTTAATGTACCCTCGCCGGAATTTTTGTGACTTAATCTTCCGGGGCTTATCGGCACCCAGAAAACGAATCTGTTGTCCGGTGGGGATATACGTCAATGTTAAAGGGGATGTTGAGTCCTTCCAGTAGTCAGCCACACCCAGAGTGTCAATGGCCCAGAGATATTGATCAAACACCGACCGACGCAACGTCTCGGCAACCTTCCGGAGAACCACCGCGTTGGCTTCCAAATCCTTCATGACTCCCAGCACAATTTCAAGCGAAATAAAAGAGGACTTGGTTGAACCACGTCCTCCTTTTAACCAGTAATTTGAATGTTTGCGTTGCTTGATATCGTGATGCAAGGCATAGAACGACGGGGCCATGGTCGTTGATAGACTAACCATCGTCATCACTCCCTGTTGGCACGTTATCGTTAATCTGAACCGGATTGATAGTGGCGGTCAGGTCCTGCTTAACTGTTGGCATGAAACCGGCACGATCAAGTAAGTCCTTGGACGCGTTGAATCGAACCAATTCACTTCTAGCATCGAGTAGTTTAAGCATAGTCGCCATTGCTTTCGGAGTTGACCGTGAAATTACCGAATCGGTGAATACTCGCATCGCTTCGATGAAATCCGGGTCACGCTTCCACCGCGACAAGGTTGTTGGATGAATTTTTAACTGTTCGCTAATCGCTAATTGGGAAAGACTACCCTCAAACATCAGCTCAATAGCACGTTTCTGTTTCTTCGTTATCATGTAATCCCTCCTCGTTTATTAGCGTAAGTTAGCAATCAAGTTATGAACCGATTCACCGCGATGTTCGAATGCATGGCACTTTCGACATAATGTTATCCCGTTATCTACATTGACTCTATTGACCGGATCGTTTGACCAGTACGAAATATGGTGAGCGGCTAAGTCGTTGGTTTTACCACAATGCTGACAAGTATAGTTATCACGTTCTAAGACTCTATTACGCCAACGTCTAACCAGCGCATCTCCCCGGTCTGTAACGACCGCCACATCCTCAACTATGTCATTTGCACGTCGTGTTCCAAACACGTACCTCATAATTAATTTTGACGCCTGCTTCTGAATTGGAGTCGAGCGGGCCGACGTGATTGTTGCAACAGAATCAATCACATCCATGTACGAAATATAGTTACCCTTGGCTGCTAGAACACGTTTTATATACTCAATGGCCTGCGTTGCATTGCCACTAATAATGTATTCGTCAGCAAATTTCTGCTGCTTGACTGTTAGTTTTTGCATGGTGCAGGCCTCCTTATTAATATAATAAAGGAACCACCATATGGGCGGTTCCTCATTCTTTCTATAATTGCTCATGCATTTTATCCAGAGCAAACTGATATTGATCTAAATAATCATCAAATGTATCAATTTTTCCACAAATGGCTACATTTGAATCATTCCCCAAGACTAGTCGGATATTTTCACCGCCAATTCCAACTTTGTCATCTCGTTCATCATCATACTTTTTTTCAGCACGCATGATATCAACGAGTGATTGATCAAGGTCGTCAGAGTCATTAGCCTTCTCAATCTCCTCAGCAAAGCCTTCAACACTCATAAGATTTGGCTTAATCAACAGCTTATTATTTCCTGTTCCAGCAACTATTTCTGCTTGAAAATTATTCGTGCTACGAAGAGCATAAGCCCGCGTTTCACCGGCGTCAGTAAATCCAAAGATATACACCGTAGTTGTACTAGTATCCGTAATACCATATTTATCTCGGTCAAGCTGTTCAAAACAATCTGAGATAATTTCAGATAACGTATCAACTTCACAGGCTAAAATTCTTCTAGACATTTCAAAGGCCTGTTTAATTACTTCAAAGTTCCCCGTTCCCGCAATAACTGACTTAGCAAAGGGCAAGTATTCAAACTTTTGTGTAAAATAACTTGGTACAGTTCTCGAATTCTCATCCATTGTGGAAACTAACGTATCCATTGATAAGGTAATATTTTCGTCTTCAATAAGAGCATTCATTGCTGTCATATTGGTACCTCCTCAGTTAATTAACTTAACCATACCACAAAACCCCAGCATCACTGCTAGGGTCGTTTGGAGGTATCTGACTACCTGTAATTTACTTCATGCTACCATAGTAAACCTTTAGTTCGGGACTATGGGAGCGAATTTTCGGCACTATTTGGACACATCGTTTAATCCATCGATGCCAAAAATCATAACTGACAACTCATTGATTGCTTGCCGCTCATCTCGACGAATAGTTTTTTCGTCACAACCGAACCGCTTTGCTAACCGTACTCGTGTCATTGCTGGTCTATCAATGTAGAGGTTCCGAATCACCTTAAAGCGTCGCTCCTGTTCAGGTGTTCCTTGCATACAGATCATTTGATACCGTTCAATAATTTCATTGATAAATACCATCATTTCTTTAGATCGGGCCCGATATCCCAATAACGAATATAGGGATAATTCATATCGTGACAACGGCGTATCATCGTCAATACTCGGCAACTCCACATCAAGATGATTTTCTAGTAATCGGTAGTTTTTTAATAGTTCTTTAGTGTTTCGAAGTTCTTTTTCAGACTCGCTCTTGGCAAACACCTTGTTTCGCTTAATCAGTCCGTCCACAATCTTACCAATGGTTTCATCGGATAATTCAATTGTCACTAGGCCTCACCTCCCATCATGCAAACTTCACGAATGACTGCGTTACGTTCCGGGGATGATAACCGGAGGTAAGCGGCGTGCACCTCACGTGGCAAATGCGGAAAGTGATTAGCTAACCAAACAATAGTGCGAATCATGTCGTTTCGTTGATCCTGGTAAACAGTAATCAGAAATTTTCTGAATTTAATTTGGTCTTCCGTCATTCCTTACTCACTCCTCACTTTGAATTAACCGATCCAGATAAGTTCTAGCCTTCCGTAAATCCTCCACTCCATTCTTCGAGTGGTACCGGATAACGTACTTAATGACATTGCCCACCATGAACCCGCGAAATCCCTGAGTCGTAAACATCTCGCTGAAATGGTCGAATAGGTCACGGCCTTCGTGTTTGTAGTAATCGGGACGAATAGCGGACGGGTGGTCATCTTTGATTGCGCAATAAACACCGTCAAAAGCAATCCCATTGCCATGGGCGCACGTTTCGATTAAAGTTTCATCTTGGTGATACTCTACGAAATTGTCATGACGCATCCACGTTAAGGTGTGGTCGCTATCATCCGCACAAACGATGTCATAATTGTAATGGTACCGACTACTGGGGGATTCACCACTCCCCCACATATAGCCGCGTTCATCAAAATAACGCATCAACGCGTCCATATCCTCATGTGTCGCTACATGATAGTACTTGTCCATTTTTACACCTCACTCATTTTTCTGTACTTGATTCCGTATTTCTTCATCACATGGTAAACCGTGCCAATTGAAATATGATGATTCTTCGATAGGTTCTCATCCTTTCTGGCAGCCATAAGAATCTCATACGACGTTAGTTCCGTTGTGTCTAGCCCTTCAAAAAACGCTTGCCAGTGCCTACCACGTTCGTACAGTGGTTTCTTGTTGGGCTCATAAACAACGCCTGCTGCTTTCTGAACCCGGTTTACATCGGATTCAGGTGCCTTTGAGATGCTCCCGTACTTAGCTTCAATCTCATGTAGAATTGGTAAGTAACTCGATGATCTGTTCATGCGTTTTCGCCTCCAACTAAGCAGTCTCCTTATTCTCGCTAATTTCTATATTAGGTAGAACTTCAACAAGCTGTACAAAGTCTGGTTCTCGAACCATTAGCCATCCCCCTGAAAAAGACTCGCAGGTAAATGATTCCCATAATTTGTCCCAATATTCGTCAGCATCTAGTTCACTCTTTTGTACAAATGCTTTCGTAATGCCATTTTTCGTTACTTCAACTCGATATTGGTTCATTATTCACTCACCCCCAACGATTTCCAGCGCATCGTCCACAGAACGAGCGACTCCGTACAATACTGGAAAATTCTTAATAAACTGTGCAAACAGCTTTTGATCAGGACGCAACCGCCCCTTCTCATTTTTAATTTCTAGGCAGAAGAATCGCCCGTCTGAATGTCGAAACCCACAAAGGTCTGGAAACCCTCGCGGAAACAACATAATCGTTTGTCCCGTCTCAGTTCGAATCTTACCGGCGTTACTCCGAAAAACGGTGAAACCGCTCTTCGATAGGGCCAGCATGATGTCGGACTGGATTTTGTGTTCACTTTCGATTTTTAAAGCCTCCAATCTGTGACCAGTGTGACGGGTTGTGACGACCCGAATGCAAACCCGTCACAGGCTACGTTCTTACTCCCCCAATGGTTTGAAAAAGTGTGACGGGTGTGACGGCACTTTTTAACCTTTTCTCTTATATAATTTTTATTTTTTTCGTATCTGTTATTTATAAGAAAAACTAGTCACACTAGTCACATTCCTTGGGAGAGTATGTGTGACGGGTCGTTTCACTACTCGTCACAACTCGTCACACCCGTCACAATTGCTAATCGGGATATCTGGTGATTAAGTTAAATGGCTGATGTAACTCCACTAGCCCAGCGCCCACATAATAGGTCCCCTCACGATCATGTTTCTTTTCAAACTTCTTGCTCATTTCTTTCCCGAACTTCGTTGAGTTCATCAAGTATTGAGAATTATCGGTTGCCCATCCTTTATACCGTCGATATAACTCGGCCGCCCGGACCGTCTCATGCTCGCCCAACGTACAGCACTCCTCTAAAAACTCGGAGGTCACATCCATCTCATTACGGTAATCGCGACTAGCTTGTCGAACACTCTCAGGTGCTTTCAGGCCCTCTCGTTGCCATTTCAGTGCACCCTCGACTGCCCAATTCAAGATACCGACCTCTTCTCGTTGAAGTTTGTACTTCAAATCCTTATCCACCCGGCTATCCGGGATCTTTACAGCAAACGGAATCAACATTAAGCGCCGCCAAATTCCGTCATCGGTCCCTCGAATAATCGGCTTATGGTTGGTCGCCAACCATAACTTGAACTCTGGTTTGAACTCAAACTCTTTCCCGTATAGGTACCGGGCTGTCACAGTGTCCCCACCAGTCAGTTGCTTCACCAAGCCTTCATCTAGTCTGAGACCGTCGTTCGGTTCACTTGAGGTGACCAACCGGGCGCCCTCTAGCCTGGCAATGTCGGAGTTAGCAGCGGACTTATTCTGCTTGACCATGATAGAATCGGCTTGCATTGACCGGGCATAGTTCCCCAGAGCATCGGCAATCGTATCAATAAAGATAGATTTACCGTTCCGACCGTTCCCATACAGAATGAACATCACTTGTTCCTTCGTGGACCCGGTCAGTGAGTACCCCACTGCCTTTTGCACGTAATCAATCAATTCTTGATCTCCGTTAAAAATCTGGTCTAGAAACTGCTGCCATTCCGGTGCATCGATGGTATCGGTGTACTCAGTACGGGTCTGCCGTGAGAACATCTTGGCAATGTCATGCTCGTGGAGGAGCCCACTGGTCAAATCCACATACCCGTTCGCCACATTGAGCAGCGTTTTGTCACTATCGAATTCACCGTGGAGCACTGGGACCCGGTGCTTGATTTCATCAATTAGCGCTTTTTTTCCAGAATTAGAGCGTGAGTGCTTAATGTGTTTCTGAAATGCTTTCATCGCTTTTTCTTCGGTCAAGTCGCTATCTGGCGGAACTACCAGCTTTTCATGTTTCATGGAATCAATCACCTGGTCAGCCAAGCTGTGTACCTGCCCCGTCTCATCAATCTCCCAGTAGCTCCCGTTGTAAACCATCCAATTCTTGTCAATAAAGGAGTACTTCATCAGCTCGCCGTACTTATCCATAAATCGGTCGGCATTCCCAGTATCGTCCCAGCTACGGGGCGGAACCTTCTTTTTCTTCGGTTGGTCCCTCTCGGCAAACTCAAACCGGTACTTTAGTGGGGCCTTGCGCTGAGTAAACACATCATGCGTTTCGTTGATGGCCTTATTGAGCGTTGCCACCCCGTAGTTTGTCTTCCCGTGGCGCTCATCCCACTTGGGACGCATCAAACTCGACTGTCGAAAAATGCTGTCCATCTTGGTGAAGTCTCGGCCGGTCCAAAAAGCTAAGTCGTTGGCGAATGCTAAATCAGCTTCCGACTGGCTAGTGTAGAGGCTCTCCCAGCCACCACTCATGAATAGTTTGAAACGCTGACCCGTCCGAGAACTTTCGGCTCGGGTGATAATCTCACTTTCACTGAGATCGTTCAACTGTGGAAGTTGGTCTGTTGGGATCTTCACCACATTATCGGTTTTTAGATACCGATCATATAGGAGTTGCATCAACTTAGGGTCCGGCTCATTAACTTCCGGATAAGAGCCAATCAGCTCGCCGGTCATCGCAAAGAACCGGCCAGTCGTATACATTTCAACCGGTCCTTTACGCCGTCGATCACCAGGAATCTTTCCCTTAACAATGATGTGGAGTCCGGTGCCGGACACGCTAGTTTCAGCATAGGACTTCGTGATGGTCAAGAAGCGTTGAACTTCGTTGTCATCGGTATCACCCCGCTTCCAGCGGTCTAAGTCAGCACCAATGTGGTCCACATCAATTCCCACGTAGGGTGGCGTGAAATAGAACCCCAGGCCGTCCATTCCCAGATCTTGCATCGCTTGTAACGCGGTATCGAAATCGGCCCAAGTCTGCGGGTCGTTTGACTTTCCATCGTGCCCAGTGTACGGGTCAATCGGAATCTTGGTGTACTTGTTGCGTTCAGGCTTCCAAATAAGTTTGAAGAGTCCCCATTGCTTTAGGGACTTGAGTTCTTGGGGAATTCGTTCATACATCAGCAGGCCTCCTTAGAATGGCAAATCATCGTCGGAGATATCAATTGAATCGCCGGTATTCGCAAATGGGTCATTGGTTGCGGTTGTGGGTCGCGATTGCGGTGCCGCCTTACCAGCTGGTCGTTTATCCTTGTAAACGTGCTGAATCTGCGGATAGTCGCTGGCTTCAAAATTCCATGGAGCCACTCGATTCTTCAAAGTGGTCTTTCCGTTGTAGGAGTCCTCTTCCTGCTTCACGTAAACCTTAACGGCGGCCCCAGTGATTAACTTCATGAAGTCCTGAACCGTCTTTAATGGCGTCCCCTCGGGCACTCCTGCTGCCTGTAAGATGTACTGGAAGCCTTCGAGGTCGTACTGGTTAGTCGCCTTACGTTTCCAGTTGTCTACAAAAACATGCCGGTTGTGGTACTTAGCGTTGGTCTCCGCTAAGCCTGGCACCTTGTCCAAGTCATTACGAACCAACAGGTCAATTTGTAGGCTCTCGGCCCCGTTCTTAGTGGCTTGCTCTTGCGCGTTGTTGATAATCATTTCGTAATTGCCCGTTGGCACCGGTTCGAAGTTCCCACCGGTGTTATTTGAATAGTCAGTTTTTAAAAAGTCTGCCATGATTTTCTATCCTTTCTATTTTGAGGTTTTTCGTTTATTCATTGCCTGTTCTTTATAAGTCGCCCAACGGCAATTTTCTGGGCAATAGTTTCCGTCAACGTTAATGC